ACGTGATGTCCAAGACGAGGATATCAAGTATTTGTCATGGAACCTCAGGGCAGCTGATGTCCACGAGCTATATGCCATCTATGGTCACACAAACACCCACGCATCCCTCACCCGCTCTGCTCGTCTGTCAGAAGACTGCAAGGTTGGTATAGGTAGGTCAGGCAAGCCAGCCATAATCATGGGCATTGGTCGGGTAAGTCCCCGCGCCTGTGCCGTGTGGGCTATGGCTACACCCGATATAAAAGACAACAGATCTGCATTTCTACGGATGAGCAGACCTCAAATACAGAAGTGGTTCGACAATGATCCAGATCTGCAATTTATGTACAACTTCACTCACAGTAATAATACCCAGCACCATAGATGGTTGCGGTGGGTAGGAGCTACCATGTTACCCAGTGTGACATTTGGTGCCTTGGGTGATTGGTTTGTACCCTTTGTAATACGAAAAGAACCCAACTATGTGTGATTTAGGTATGTTGCTGGGAGTTGCCCAAGGCGCGATGGAATACGCCGGGAAAAACGAAGCAGCTGATGCTAACGCAAAGCTCATACGAGACCAACAGATGGCCAAGCAATCCATCAGGTCTCGTGAGTACATCATTGAAGCTAATGCCTCCAACAAGGAAGCCAACAAGGCTTCAAGAGAGGCTGAAAGGGCTAAGGCTGAAGCCGCTGCAGCCGGGGCTGGAGTTAGAGGTCCAACAGCTGGTCTGAGATCAGCCGAGCAATCTGCTCAGGGATCCTTGTCCATTGCTGCTGCAAAGGACCGACTTGAGGCCGCAGAGTTCAACTACATTGCTGGCTCTCAGATTAATGCCCAAGAGGCCACCAACAAGATTGCCATCAATGATACGACAAGAGGCAGCTTCATAGACGTAGCCACAGCCGGTGTCAGCAACTATGGCGCATTCTCATAGTAACAAAGAGGGACACTAACAGTGCCTATTAAACAACAAAGTGGAGCTCCAATCTATAAGGAGACATCCAATCTCCCGGTGCCACGCCTAGATAGGGAGAGGTTCAGTGCCAGGAACACAGCTGGTGCATCATTGGCTCGTCTTCTGAAGGTTGGTGGTAATGTGGCCTCCAGTAAATTCAAGGAAAACAAGGCCCAGATTGAAGCCCAGGATGATGTCATCAACGTAGCTCAGGCCCAACTGGGTCTGGAGGAGTTCAATAGGGGTCAAGCCTCCAATGGTATCGACCTGATAACTGGTGACTACAATCCAGATGTCTTCAAGTCTAAGAAAGGTCAGCTTGCTGGTACTGATTTGATCACCCAACTGCGTGACAGATATACCAGTGACAGGGTTTACGATAATACGGACCCTGAAGCCTTCAACACCTGGGTCAAATCAAACATCACAGAAGATGTTGCTCGTGCTCGTACATTAGGACCATCATATTATGCTGGCTTCATCAAGGAGCTGGGTTCTGGTGTCGCCTTGATGGGTAAGGAATACACTGGTCAGGCCCAGAAATTACTCGCCAACCAGTCCCGCAGAGCACTCACTGAACGCATGAAGGCCACACGAGCTGCTGAAGCGTTCGACACCAAATCAGGTGTTATGAGAAACTGGCTAAAGGGGTTTCTTGCCTCTGAAAGCAATGGCAACTGGAATGCGTGGTTTGGAAACTCAGGTAACACTGAGGATCTCTCCAGGTTATCCTTAGGTGACATTCTGAAACGCCAAGCCCGTCCCGGTGATGATGCAGCTGGTCTAATCCAGATAGTCCCAGGAACACTTAAGGGCATGATATCCAAATATGGGTATTCAAGGAACACCAAATTCACCCCACAGGTACAGACAGAGATGGCACTACTCCTGATGAAGGAGAAGGGTCTCGATAAGTGGCTCAAGGGTGATATGCCTGATGGTGCATTTGCTGACAGGCTGGCTCAGGTATGGGCTGGGTTTAAGACATCTAAAGGTGTTGGGGTGTATGATGGAGTTGGTCCTAATAGAGGAACTCAAGATCAGAGCGTCACTGTAAGAAAGCTCAGTGAGCTGCGCACCCTAATGGACCAGAACCCTCAGCTGAAGAAGATGGTGCTGTCCAAGAATGGTATTAAGGCGGGTTCCTTATCTGGTGTCATAGATACAGGAGCACCCTCCCGTGTGGAGACATCTAAGCTCCTAAAGGATGAAGCCAACACCGGTGTAAACAACAAAGACAGCCGGGATGACTACACCAACAACATCCTTGTCCAAGGTCTAGATGGTGGCACCATATCTCCTGACGAAATTGAAGATGAGATTACTGCTGTCAACCTAAATAAGGAACAGGCTCAGAAGGTCCGAGATGCCGCTGAGGTCTCCAGAGTATCTAGTGAGGCTGAAGGTGTTCGTGAAGACAACAAGAACATCGAGATGCTGGGTAAGGCAATCATCTCTGGCGATCAGGATGCCCTTGCGTCTATTAAGGCAACCTCTCCCAGCACATATGCCACCATAATGCGCCTCCAGTCTAACAGTCTGGGCATTAACGCAGAGGCCCAGGTATCCTCAACCAAGGACTTCCTTGCCTCAGCCAACTATGGCTCAAGTGAGTTTGCCCAACTGGCTGCTGGTGCTGTCTTAAAGGGCAATATATCTGTGGACACCTACAAGTCTGTGTCTGAACAGAATGAAGCACACCTTGTTGCCAACGACATCCTAAGGCTCCCAGCGGTGTCTGAAGGTGTAACCGCAATTACCAATCAGGTGCCAGTTAGTGGTCGCCGAATGTTTAAGGGGCAACTATCAATTGCCCTTGCAGATCTCTCAAAGCAACACGAAGGCCAGCGACCACCAATCAATGAGATTATGGAGGTTGTCCAGGCTGTTGCTCAACAGGTTTCACTCCTCTCAACTCAAGATGCTCAAGCTCGTTTAAGTCGCCCTGAGTACAATCAACCAAAAGGCTAATCACCAAATATGCCCCAAGACAACAGTACCGTTAGTTCCCCATGGGTTCCTCAGGAAGATGGAACCACACTCCCATCCCCTGAACTGCTTAGTGCAGTACGTAGCAACCCTGCTAAGTACCCTAACGCTGTTGAGGACTTCGCGACCTTAAGTGGTAAATCCACTGATGAGGTTCAAGCCATAATCAACAACAACGCTGGTATTGGTACTGACCTTGCACAAGGCCTGATAACCGGTGCTGGTATTGCTACTGAGAAGGTTGGACAACTAGCTGGCTACGCAGGACTTGATGGTGTCGAAGAAACCCTGAAGAGTGGTGGTGGATCCATCAAGGACTTCTCAGACAGCCTGGACCCCAAGTTTGCTAATGAAGAAAAGGGTCTTGGCGAGACCATAACCGAGGGTATAGGTCAAGCTGTTCCTGTTATTGGTGCTGCCTTCACTGGTGTTGCCGGTAGTGGTCTGCTGGCCGGTGCTGCTGTGGCCTCTGTTGCTGGGTTCTTCACCTTTGAGGATGAGGATAACCTCGTTGAGGTCGCCAATGATCTGGCTGATGGTCTTGTACCTGACTTCCTCATAATTGACCCAAAGAACGACAGTGAAGGTGTGCAGAGTGTTAAAGGTATGGCCAACAACCTCATTAGTGAGTTTGCCCTTGCTGGATTAGGTAATGTGGCCCTTCGTGTCTACAAAGCCATGAAGTCTGCCAAGACACCTGAAGCCGCCAAGGAGGCCTTGGAGACCATTGCTGAAGAAGCTGATGTGTCTATCAAGGATGTAACCCCAGGCGACACTGAAACAGCCGCTCAGTCTGCATTAGGAACAATTGAAGACATCATCAAAGGTACTGACAACACCAAACCCAGTGCTGAGACTGTGGAAGCAGTCATCAAGGATGCAGCCGATGAAGATGTCGCGGCAACCATTGCAGCCAAGGAAGCTGGTGTTGATCCTGAGGTGCCTGATATGCCTCGTGAGGAACTCAAGGAGTTCTTATCGACAACCTTTGGTACCCTGGATGCTGAGATCAAGAGATCCAGATCTATAAACTCCAGTAAGGCTGCACGGGCTGAGATGGCTGAAGTCATGACCGGACCAAACGGTCGCAAGGCTTACGTCAAGAACTCAGAGAAGATTGCAGTGGCCATCATGAAGCGTGACTACGACGAGGTCACAAAGCTCATCAAGGAAGCTCCGGTTACCATGAGTGCTGTCAGACACGCTGGGTGGCAAGATGGTATCACCAGAGCTGCCCTACAGCACTTGGAAGTACGCTATGACAAGATCATTACTGATCTTAGAGCTAACCCATCTTTGACAACCAGACAGGCCTACAAAGACGTATCAGCAGACACCCTGAAGGCTAAAGTACAGCTGGGTGAGTTGGATCGTCAGACAGGTACCGGTGCCAGTTTCATATTGTTGAACCGCAAACTTAATTTACAAGCAGACGAAGGCATGTCTAAGGCGTTTGAAGACGCTGCAGATGCTATGAGAGCTGCCGGTAAGGACAAAGGCTACACAATATTGGCAACCCAGAGCGACTACATTGAAGCCTGGGCTAAGATCTACACTGACGAGGGTGTCAATGCTGCTGATCTTGCCCTTATTTTGGCTGATGAGTTTGATGAGTTCGCTAAGGTACGCCAAGGTACCCTTGCGAGTATGAAGACCAACAGAATGTCAAGGCTTACCAAGGCTGAGAAGGCTCAAATGGAAGCTAGTGTCACTAAAATGATACATGACCTCCACTCCAGCGCCCTGTTGGGCCAGCTGTCCACCACAGGACTTGAGGTGTCTTCAAACCTTATCAATAACCTGACGCTTCCCCTGGCTAACTTTGTTGGTGGTGGTGCTAAACTTAAGCCTGGTATGCTCCGTGCTCGTCGTGAGTACTCAGGGTATATTGCTGGGTGGAACAACGCCTGGAACACGTTCAAGAAGACCATGCAGAAGGGTAAGCCAGTCACTGATGACATCGATCTGTTCGATGGTGCTCATTCAGCCCGACTGGACGTTGAGCGTCTGTGGGACGAGAAGAAGTACGCCAAGTGGTTTGCTACTCGTGCATGGAAAGCCGCTGCAGATCTGTCCAATGCCTCCTCAGAAAGCCAAAAGGCTTGGAGAGCATTTGGAATGAAGTTTGCTGATGCTGAAGCTACTCTTATGAAGAGTGGAATGAGTAAGAAAGATGCCCAGAAGGGTGCAGCAAAGATTGCTCAAGGTATCTTCAATGATAAGGGTGCCGTAACCGACCTTGCCATCAAACTGGATATGTCCAGAACATCATGGCAATCTGTTGTCGACAGTCGCTATATGACTGGTAAAGCTGCCCAAGGTATCGAGAACCTCAGGAACAGTAGGAACCCTATTATCTCAACGATGTCCAGGGCTACCATACCGTTCTTCAGAACCCTGATTAACATCGGTGGTGACGCTGCTCAGATGGTTATGCCTCCAAGCTTCATGATACGTGGCTTGGCAGAGGTTTCCACAGCTGCTCGTCTACCGGGCTTCCTGCACATTGAGAACTCTGCAAGGTTCATAGATGACTTCACCGGCAAGAATGGTGTACGGGCGAGAGTTCGTGCTCAGGCTCGTCAGCGTATGGGAGCCTCACTGATGCTGGCCACATATGCTATGGTTGAAAGTGGTTCAATTGAGATCACTCCTCCTGGGGGTTATCAAAGTTGGAACGCCAAGATTGCCAAGTGGGAAACAGCCCCTGGGTCTTCTCTCATTATTGGTGACACAATCGTGGATCTGACAAGGTTCCTTCCGTTCTCAGCTCCTTTGCTGATGGTAGGTATTATGCGCGATCAATCCAGACGCATAGACCTGGAGATGGAAGGTGGCGAGTACTCTGGTGGTGACATCAATGCCGACAAGGTGTTCTCCATACTTGGAGGAGCCTATGGTATGTTCATGACATCCCTAATGTCTGATGCTGGCTCCATGAGAGGAGTTGGTGAGTTGTTTGGAGCTATCCAATCAGCTGTCAGCGATGGTGATGTGTACAAGCTATCCAAATTTGGCACCGGTTACCTCAAACAGTTCATGCCTGGGATCCCCAGGATGGTCGGTAAGAACTCAGGTGCCATCACTGGTGACTGGGATATGTACAGAGGCGAAGCATTCCTTGGTGAAGTAATGTCATCCGCAGGATTACCTTGGGGCAAGCAATACAAGCGCCTGGATTTCATAGGTAACACTGTCCAAGACAAGGGCAGGGGACTTGACCCCTTCAACATGAAGGACACCAAGATAAAATCCGATGCTTTATACAGCGAATATGCTCGTCTAAACAACGACACCGAGCTGTCTATGATACTTCCCACACCTGACCGGGTGTTCGATAAGACATTCTGGGAGAACCTTGGGGTAAACAAGCGCAGCATATTCGAGCGTATCTTTGAGGTGAACCCTGCATCACTAAACCAACTCAAGACCCGTGATGGTCGTAACGCCTACGATGTTTATCGCAACGTTATCTACAAAGGAAAGGCAAGGACAACTGTTGCCAGATCTGCCACCGGTAAGGATGGCGTCAATATTGGCAAGGTAGAGATCCGTGCAGGTGAGCGTATGGAGGATGTCCTTCGTCGCTATGTCGGTTGGACAGGATACAAAGACCTGACACCCACAGCTCGTACAACCATCTGGAAAACCGTGTTTAGCTTCTACAAGAAGAACGCTAAGGATGTTGTTGGAGAGATAGTTGATACACCTGACGACCTGTTTGATGGTAGCCGCTATGGCTCCCCGATAGATACACCCACTAGCATCGATGCAACCAAGGATGCGGGTAGGACACTTGCAAAGACCGTACAGACCTCAAGGGGAACTCCCAGAGGTCTTGATCAGATCTTTGCCATAGATAAATAAGAGAAACCACCACACATTATGCCAACCAGTATTGTATTTACTGGTCAGACTGGATTACAGACTGACTATACAATCCCGTTCGACTATTTGTCGGCTGGACATGTGAAGGCAACAGTGGACGGGGTTAGCGCCCCGTTTACGTTCCTTTCAACCTACCTCGTTCGTATGGACACAGCCCCCACCGGTACCCTCAGGGTATACCGTGAAACACCTGATAGTGTCTCACTGGTAACCTGGGTCGACGGATCTATCCTTCTGGACAGTGATCTGAACACCGGGCAACTCCAGTCACTTTACGTGGCAGAAGAAACCCGTGACAACGCAATAACCACTGAGGTTGGTGGCAACTGGGACGCACTTAACCTTAAGATCGTCAACCAAGCTGACCCGACAGCTGATCAGGATGGAGCCACCAAGGCCTATGTTGATGCAAACGTAGCTACGTCCAATGCCAATGCGATCCTAACAGCTGCTGATGCAGCATCCACAGCTGCTGATGTCGTATTGACTAATGCAGATGTGGCCCTGACAAACGCTAAGTACGATGAGTTTGATGATCGCTACCTTGGAGCCAAAGCCAGTGCTCCAACATTGGACAACGATGGTAACGCCCTGTTGACTGGTGCTCTCTACTGGAACACCTCAGTCAACGAGATGCGGGTGTACGATGGAGCAGCTTGGGCAGCTTCATACCTACCAGCCACTGGATACCTGGATAAGGGTACCTTTGATCCCAACACGGTGGCAGGTGATGTCTTTGATATGGACAACATGGTTGAAGGCACCACTACCAAGATACTCACTGATACTGAACGCGCTGTAATCGTAGCCCACACAGCAGCGATTGCACTTAACACAGCTAAGGTTGGTGTCACCACACAAGAAGCCAACCCGGCCCCAATATCCCAAGCTGATGCTGAAGCGGGTACTGCAACGGCTGAACAGACGTTCACCGCTGAACGAGTTAAACAAGCAATCAATGCACTAGCCCCTGCTGCTGGGATTTCCGCACAGAACACTAGCCATAGCGGAAGTGTAACTGAGTTTGGAAGTTTATCGCATGGGGTAGCAGCATCACTAAACCTATCAACGCCTTGGGTTGTGGTAGGCATGCGTGTAACCACGGGTTTTGCTTTCTACATGCGCGGGATAAAACTTAAAAATACCACACCATAAAGGGTTACTAAAATGTATAAACGATACGAAGATTTTAATGTGGCGGGTTTCACCCCAACACATGATGCTGTGATTTTTCTCTTGAGACAGAAACATCCAGAATTACAACATGGGACTGACTACAAAGTTGGGATGGAGATTGATGGGATAACAGGCACACAACTAAGTAATGCTTTTATTGTCGATTGGTCCTTGCCCTATTCACCACCAACCACCACTGAGTTAGAGCAACTGGCGGTGCAGCACATGACTGCTTGGAACGACATCCTGAACCCCCCAGCACCAACAGCTAAAGAACAAGCCGCTGCGGATCTAGAAGCATCAGATGCCAAGATGACAAGAACAGTCGAAGATCTGATAGATGCGCTTGTTGTAAATGGCACAGTTGCTCTGAGTGATCTTGGTCCTGTGTCTGAGGCTCGTATAGCCCAGCGTAAAGCAGACAGAGCAATATTGATCTCTAAACTATAAGCCAATCACTACGATAACAGAGAGAACACATAAATTGAACACATCTAAAACAATGGGTGGGGCTGGTTATGGTCCCACCCAACCAATCTCCATTGAAATCCAACAAGAAAAACACCGGCAACCCAGCGAAAGCTTCAGGGAAGCCATGGGACGCCAAGCTTCCACCCTTACTGACAGTGAGGTTCACTACAAGGGCTTCATGAGCGCCATTGAGAACATGAGGTTCCTACCGGCTGGACGCATCCAGGCAGCAATTGGGTCTACCCGCAAGGTAACCCCATACAACTGCTTTGTGTCACAAACCATTGACGACAGCATGGCTGGCATCATGGACACAGCCACCCGCGCAGCTATGACTATGCGTATGGGTGGTGGTATCGGGTATGACTTTAGTACCTTACGTCCACGCCTGGACACCATTACGTCACTTATGGCCCCCAGCAGTGGCCCAGTGTCATTCATGAGCATCTTTGATGCCATCTGTGGCACAATCAGTTCTGCTGGTAACCGCAGGGGTGCTCAGATGGGTACTCTTCGCGTTGATCACCCCAATATCGAAGAGTTCATAAGATCTAAGCAGAACACGACCAACCTGCGTAACTTCAACATATCAATTGCCATCACAGACAAGTTCATGAAAGCCGTCATTGATGACAGTGACTTTGATCTCAAGTTTGAGGGCAGGGTCTACAGCACCATTCGTGCATTACCCTTATGGAAGGCCATCATGGCGTCCACTTGGGACTGGGCAGAGCCTGGGGTTCTGTTCATTGATCGAATTAACGATGACAATAACCTAAGGTACGCTGAGACCATTGCAGCCACCAACCCGTGTGCTGAACAACCTCTACCGCCAAACGGTGCATGTCTTCTGGGCAGTTTCAATCTGGTGAAATACATCACTGGCATCCCTGGTATCTATGCGTTCGACTGGGACCAGCTATGTCGGGACATTCCCTTTGTAGTACGTGCCATGGACAATGTGATTGACAATGCAATCTACCCGTTGCCCGAACAAGAGGCAGAGGCACTTGCAAAGCGCCGTATGGGACTTGGTGTCACCGGAGTTGCTAACGCTCTTGAGGCACTTGGGTTACCATATGGTTCCAAAGGGTTCGTTGAGTTTCTTGAGAAAGTACTTAAACTAATTTTAAACGAGACCTATTGGATAAGCTCATGGATTGCCAGAGACAAGGGGGCGTTTCCCCTGTTTGATTTCGATGAGTTCAGTAAAACTACCATATTCAATAAGCTGTATCCTTACGTACAAGACAACATACGCCAGTTTGGTCTCCGTAACTCCCATCTGACCTCAATTGCCCCTACTGGATCCATCTCTCTTGCTGCCGACAACGTGTCATCAGGAATTGAGCCTGTGTTTGCCCTCAAGTACACCCGTGATGTCCTCCAGTTAGACAAGACCCTCAAAAAGGAGACCGTCTATGACTACGGGATGCGTGTGTTTGGTGTCAAAGGCAAGACAGCAGCTGAATGCACAATCGACGATCACCTAGATGTCCTGTTGGCCTCCCAAAAGTGGGTGGACAGCGCAGTATCTAAGACCTGCAACATCGGTGATGACGTCACGTTCAATGAGTTCACCAATGTTTACATGAAGGCCTGGAGGGGTGGAGCAAAGGGCTGCACGACATTCAGAGCCAGCGGTAAACGTATGGGTATCCTCAATGTGTCCGAAAGTACATCAGAAGATATCCCAGATATCAGAGATGGCGACGAAGAAGGCACCCAGTGCTTCATAGATCCCTCAACCGGAAGAAAGACATGCGATGAGTAACCACAGTAAACTTAACCTCACACGAGGTGACACAGCACTTATCATCAGGACTTGCAAAAAGCACAAGTTGCTGCGTAACCAAGCGGCCTATGTGTTGGCCACAGCCTACCTTGAGACTGCTCACACCATGAAACCCGTGAGGGAATATGGCGGTGAAAAGTACCTCAGGAGCAAACGCTATTATCCTCATGTTGGCATGGGTTACGTCCAGATAACCTGGGAGTATAATTATCTCAAAGCCAGTAAGAAGCTGGGTGTCGACTTTGTGTCCAACCCCAAGCTCCTATTGAAACCCAAGTACGCCGTTGAGATCCTTGTTATTGGATCTAAAGAAGGCTGGTTCACCGGCAAGAAGCTCTCAGATTACATCACTTTGCAAAAATCAAACTTTGTGGGTGCTAGGCGTATTATAAATGGCACCAACGTGGCTGGTGTAATAGCTGGTTTGGCCAGGGAATATGACACCCTGTTGCTAGGAGCACAATATGGTGTTGGTAAGCCCACAACCACAATGGCACCTGTGATATCCAAGAAGAACCTACCGGTACCCAAGGTAACTCAGACCAGTCTGTTTGCCGTCTTATCTTCATTCCTATTGAGACTATTTCTGAGGTAATAAACCCCTTATGATAATTTTATCCATTATCGTGCTTGTTGTAATATGTTCAATCATACTTGCATGGAATTTCTACCCGCCTTTCAGATCCAAGATGCGTGGCCTTTCAACTGTTATTGAAGCAGTAATTGGCGGCTCCCTCTATTACTTTGGTATCCTATCTGATGCCCTTCAGGAGGCTCAAGCCTCAGGTATTGTCCCTGATAACTGGGCGCATTACGTCCCGTTCGTGTTGCTTACCTGGGTAATCCTGAAACGCTTCCAGACAACCACCCGTATTGGTGAGTTGTAAAGGCAATGATCATAAAATGGATCGTTGGTGCAATCCTTGGTCCGTTCATTCGGATCGGGGAGAAGTACCTGGATAATCAAAAGGATCTTGAGCGTCTTAAGGCTGGCACCACCCGTGTAGCCTACCAGACTGATGCAGCTGTTCGCATGGTCAAGTTTGGATCCCTATTAGGTCAGCTCCCTCTGTTTGTCGCAGAGATGTCGGTGTCGGTGTACATCGCATCTATCATGTTTGACAGCACCTTTCCCACAGACCTTGTAGACCCCCTGGAACTCCCAGAGTGGTTCAAGGAACACTTCAGTGCAATCGTAGCCTCTGTAGTTGGGCTGGCGGTATTTGAGCGCGTAGCCCGTAGGTTCAAGTAACAAACTTATATGACAAACTCACACGTAGACCTTGCTGTTGGGGCCACTGCCGCCACCATAGCCCACTTCATTGAAGCAACCAGTGGCCTACTGGAATATGCACTACTGCTTGGTGGTGTACTTCTGGTGTTTGGCCGCATTGCCCTCATCATCAAGCGATGGAATAAACCCAAAAAATGACAAAGAAAGCCAATAGTGACATCATGGATGAACTCCATGGGGAAGTAGCTAAACAGCTGCTTGCTAGAATACAGGAAAAAGATGCAGCTGGAACAGACTTCAGCAATGCCATCAAGTTCCTTAAGGACAACGGCATCGAAGCCGATATTGCCCAGAACAAACCGCTTGCAAGTCTGGCAGAACAATTCCCTGTGTTCCCCGACGAGGACGACACCCACACACCCCACTAAAGAACCTAACTAACGCCACAGCATATCCCCCAGATCCACGAATATCCCTGGGTACGCAAGTACCTAAAGGTATCCCCATGGCTCTGTGGTGGACGCTGTGGCGGTCGATTTCCAATAGAGAGAGCCTAATTTCATTATGACAACCAAAAGAGAAGTGCTTAAGGCCATTCGCGCCCATTGCATCGATTGCAGTGGTGGTAAGCAAAAAGAGGCAGATTTATGTACCTGCACACAGTGCGATTTACACGCCCTTCGTTTCGGGAGGGATCCTAGTCCATCAAAGAACGTGGGCTTCGCAAAACGTGCGCCTGTGCGTAGCTCTCAGAGCGTAAAAACTGATCTACAGGTACCTACTGGGTGCAGGTAACGCGTACTTCCGAGTTGCTCTCAAGTTCAGCCATCATACCTCCCGTAGATCCCATACGCGAGGACTTCCGAAAGTTCCTTTGGTTCATCTGGAAGAACATCAATCTCCCTGACCCCACAGAGATCCAATATGACATTGCCAAGTTCCTCCAGTCTGGTCCAGACAAGATCTGTATCGAGGCATTTCGAGGAGTAGGCAAATCATTCATCACAGCTGCGTTTGTGATCTGGTTATTGTACCGGGATCCGCAGCTTAAGATCATGGTGGTGTCGGCCAGTAAGAACCGGGCTGACAACTTCGTGACATTTACCCTTCAGCTTATCAATTCGATACCTGAGTTTGCCCACCTGAGGCCTAAGCCTGGACAACGGCAATCCCGTATTGAGTTTGACGTTGGACCCGCCACTGCTGACCAAAGCCCCTCTGTGTTCGCCAAGGGCATCGACAGTCAGCTGACTGGTGGACGCGCCGACATCATTATTTCTGATGACGTTGAGGTCGTGAACAACAGCATGACCATGGATATGCGAGACAAGCTGGTTGAAAAAACCAAAGAGTACTCAGCGATCCTCAAACCCCTCCCCACATCACGCATCATCTATCTTGGTACACCTCAGACTGAGGACAGTATCTACAACAAGCTCCCAGTGACCTTCCTTAAGCGCATCTGGCCAGCCCAAATTCCAACCCCTGATGAGATGTCTGCCTATGGCGATGATCTGGCACCCTTAGTACTAAATATGTGTAAGACAGCTGCCCCAGGCGATCCAGTGGATCCCGCCCGGTTCGACATGGATGACCTGATGGCTCGTAGAGCGGAGTATGGCGCTGCTGGTTACCAGCTACAGTTCATGTTGAACACCAAGCTGAGTGACGAGGAGCGATATCCCCTGAAGCTCAAGAACCTCATTGTGTCCCCAGTGCCTCCAGTACTGGCCCCATATCAGGTCCATTGGTTGCCAAACCCTGATCGTATGCTGAGAGATCTACCAACCAACGGTATGGCAGGAGATCGAGTGTACAGCCCTGCTGGGACATCTGATGAGTTTGGTGAGTACCAACACAGAGCCATGTCCATTGACCCCTCAGGTAGAGGTGCTGATGAAACCAGTTATGGAGTTGGTTTCCAGCTTGCTGGTAACATATGGATCCCTGATGCCGGTGGGTTTGCCGGTGGGTACGAAACAGAGACCCTAAACAAGCTCGCCAAGATCGCCAAGAAACATAAAGTCCAGACGATTGTTGTGGAGAGCAACTTCGGGGATGGCATGTTTGAACGCCTGTTGGAACCAATCCTGGCCCAACACAAGGTCAAGGCAGAGGTCATTGGGGTACGACACCACACGATGAAAGAACTGAGGATACTTGATGTCCTTGAGCCAGTCATCAGTGCTCACAAGCTCATAGTGGACCCAAGTGTCCTTGAGAGCGACAACATGTCCATCAACCGATATGACACCAACATACGCATCCACAAATCGTTGTTCCACCAAATGACCCACATATGTCGTGAGCGGGGAGCATTGCGCCATGATGACCGTATTGATGCCCTGGCGATGCTGGTGGCTTACTTTGTGGAACTCATGAACCAGGATGCCGCACGAACTGCTATGGATCAACGTGATGAGAAACTACGGGTTCATCTGGCGGGGTTTCACAAGGGAGTACTGCTTGGCCACAACGGTGGACCTAAAATTGCTAGTTGGAACTCTAATGTCTGACCGGGGGTTTTCTCACCCTAATAGTTATGACTGCATACTACATAAGCCAGCGTCCAGTTATATATAAGATAAACGATATTGGTGCCTAGTTGGTGGGTATCAGAGACCACTTTAGTTTACCTCTAAGATATCTCCCTGAGGTAACATAGGGATCCCCTCGTTACACCTGCTGTTCTCTCCAGGTGTCTCCGAGGGGACACCCTATCTTGGTGCAGTGTGACACCCTACGTGTAGTCCCTAATACTACTACCCAGGATATACCCCTAATATGCGGTAGTCCGTATAATCTATAGCAAAGTCTAACCCACTATAACCAATTCCCGTATACTTCCAGGTGGTGACTATTTTATAGAAAAATGTGTGAGGGTGAATACGTATACTCAATCTCATGTTTCCCCCATGGCCTCCCAGCGTGGCACGAAATTGATCCTATACCACCAAAACTAGGGCAGATGGCACACTATCTGTCACAATATCATGATAACTCTATGTTATCTGCCAGTTATCACTAGATGACAAGGCTATTGCGTGGTGGTGACGGTACTTATTAAGCGCATTGATGGACAATTGATAGCACCTTAGTTACTAAAGGTAACCTTGTGTTTGATCCCACATTTTCCGATGTTAACCCAAAGAACCTAATGTCATCCTTGTGATACCACCAAGCACACTGTATACAATGGATCACTATGATCAAAGCAATCCTATTAGTTGGTGTCGTTGGTGCATTATTATTCACCACACAACAACAATATTACCAAACCACAGCCAGCGCACAGTCAGCAATAACAACACATGAACAACTTATGGCTAAGTTTTGTGGTCTGTATGCCACAAGATGGAATGCCTATTTTACCGGGCGTGGCAATACCGACCGGGTTAAGTGTGTGGCCTATGAATATGTCAGTGTCTATTATAGTGACACTGGGATTGAGTATAAACGTATGGTGTGGAAAGACTTCATGATACGTGGGCTTGACCTAAAAATGCCACCAAAGGGCAGTTGATACCGTCACTTAGCACCATATAGTCTCCTCTGGTGTCCCTAAGTTATCCCCAAGATAACGCAAAGAACACATAAAACACCTCCAATAACATAAAAATGTTTCGTTGTATTTCAACACGTTAACAATAAAGTACACTAATAACAGTATTTTCTTGTTGACTATGATAACAAAGCATATTAGATATTTAGTCACAAACAAAAACAACGACACCAAGACACATAGCGCCACTGATAAGCGCACCAAGGCAACCGCCGCACTCCCTTTGAGGGTCCACAAGTTGATGGGTAAAAGGTGCGGATCACCGGGCCGACCATTGCGGGGCATATTCTGCCCTACGAGATGCAAGGTCGGGGCTTTGGTCGTTTATCAGTGTTGCTATTAATTCACCCAAAGGATACCACCACAATGACAAAAGCACCCAACGGTTTCATCATTTATCGTGGTCCATCAATGCTCGATGGCCAGCCAATTGTCTGCATTGCCACCGGCTTTGCAAAGGGTTCAACCAACACCAAAACCGGTGCCATGATACAAACATGGATTATGCGCGACGACATCAAACCAGTCGACGCAATACATAGTGGCGAAGACAAATCAATCTGTGGTGATTGTCCACACCGTGGCGTTATCGTCAATGGTCGCAACGTCAAACGGCCTTGCTATGTCGCAGTGTGGCAAGCACCGCGCAATGTATACGAGACCTACAAGCGCGGCAACTATGGCACCACCGTCAATTCTAATCTTGCCGCACTAGGCCGTTTTGAAGCACTCCCATCTCTATACCGCCAATGTTTTTTTCGACTTCAATTCCAAGATCTAGCACTAACTGTTTAGAGGGTGCCGGAGGCAATGAAATATCCTTGCCAGAACTAGCAGTTTTGCTAGAATTTGAGGGTGCCGGAGTTACCATTTTTCTAGCCACATCTTCAAAATTGGCGTCTATAGGAACGATTGCTTTATCGTCTTTAGGCATTGATTAATTCCTTATAAGTAAGGCGTTTGTTGCCCATCCGCTTAATTGTCATATCAATGAAACGCATGGTGCCGACTTGTGCTGTATTGTGGCGAAATGAAAATTCATTCACATAACGGTGCAGATGCTTTTCACTCATGTAGTGATATATACCATAGTAACCACGCTTAAGCAGTGACCTGTTTATTCGTGTCGGATCTTATGGTGATCCTGCGGCTGTGCCGGTCCACGTTTGGCAAGCCCTGTTAACCAACGCAACCGGCTTTAACGGTTACACTCACCAATGGCGTGACTTTCCAGAATTGGCATCCTTTTGTATGGCCAGTTGCGACAGTGAAGCCAATGCAATCCACGCCAAACTGTTGGGCTTTAGAACGTTTTGGGTTCGCAGTGAAACAAGTGAATTACTCAAGGGTGAGGTTGTTTGCCCTGCCAGTAAAGAAGCCGGTCAAAAGGTCCAGTGTGCCGATTGCAAAGCATGCGGTGGTCTTGGTTCAAAAGCCAAGTGTAATATCGCGATAATTGTCCATGGCACAGCTGGCCACAAGAACGCTTTTGAGGCCAAAGCTTTGACCTAAACCCTACGTTATCGCAGCCCATGCAGAAACACCAATTAATCCGGTGGTCCTGCATGGTCTCACAAGCAACCTATACCGCTGGAGCACCTATATTATGGTCTATATTGTCCAACCGCATGACGGTTCAATCGAGTACTTATGGCACCTCGCTGACATCCCTGCCAGCTTCCCTGATGCCAACATATTTGCCACCCTTCACGGCGCATCAATGCACCCTGAGGCAGCACCAGTCACCGCCATATTCATCGAGCCACCTGAGGCCCATTACGATGCCCGTGAGGCCATGGCCAACAACTGGTCAACCATCGGTCTTGAGCCGGTCGGATACCACACCATCATCCGCATAGGCAGCGAGGCCTAAGCCACCAACCACCAACCCACCGGAGAACACCACTATGACCAACGAACCCAACGTCCCCAACATCAACCGCCTGATCACTGCCATCAAAGCAGAGGATGCCCACTTCAGCATGGCCAACTACGACAACGATGATGGTCACCTTGGAACCAATGGCCCTGAACAGATCCGCAAGAATAAGGAGCTAGGTTGCGGTACACCATCGTGCATTTGCGGCTGGGCCAACTACCTGAAATTTGTGGAGGATGATGATGCCTCAGGCCTGTTTTATGGTCTGTCCAATGATTATGACGCAGCCGAATGGCTGGGCATAAACGATGAGGAAGACTGGGACGAAATGTACTTTCCTTTTGGGTACGCCAACAAGGACCACCCATACACCAAGGATGGTGCCATCAACATGCTCACCAATTTTGCCGAAACCGGCGAAGTCGTCTGGAAGGAACACACCCAATCATGATCAACCCAACCATCACCATCTACCGCGAGGATGTCCTGCGCGACCGCAAGGCCATCATAGCGCAACTCATGAACTCAGCGTCCCTGAAGCACACCGGGGGTCTTGAAAGCCAATCTGACCCCAACGCACGTTGCTGCCTGGGCCACATGTGTCACGCCCTGGTACCTGAGACCCGATACACTGATGGTTATGACAAGGTGCGCTACATTGATCGTGCGGTAGTTTACGCACCAGCCACAATAGTCAACCGCCTTGGGCTGTTCAGCGACGATGGTGTGTCTGACCCAGCCACTGAGGGTCAAAGACCACTCCGCCTCGCCATGCTCAACGACGACACCGATGCAACCCCGCAAGACATCGGCCAGATCCTCCAGTCCAACCTAGATGGTGAAAGCACCACCGACCGCTACTGGAAACCTTTGTCTAAATACCCTGAAAGGCCAAAATAAATACCAAAAACAGCAATTTTAACCCTGTTTGGTATAGGTTTTGTAACCTAACAGGGGGAGGTAATTGGATGTAAATCCGATACATTGAAAACGTTTGCAAAGACTAACAATAGCACTGATAGGATTAAACACACTATATGACATTCAAGCTTACATTCACAAACACAGAAGGCCGCACAATATCCACCAAACTGATCGACGTTCAGTCAGATTGGGATGCGTGTATGATGGGCCTAACAATCCTAGACAATGATGAAATACCCACTGCTGAAGATTTTGATGTTGAGATCTTAGAAACCATAGAAGCAAAGGAGTAATATAGGCAACCCGCTATATTCTAGAAATAGTATGTGTTCTGCGTCTGTTCCTGTTGCGTAAGTAAAAGAAACGTCTTATAAAATTGCTGGACTACGATATCGTAGACAGCCAACTGGGGAGATAACTACTATGGACGCCACCAAACTGCGTACTTTAATTCGCCACAACCACTTTTTCTCAACTCTAGACACAAAGATGCAGATCAGCACCGTGTTGTGCTTGCTCGAAATTGCGATGGCCGATGAGAAGGGTATTGAGGTGTCCGTCAACGACATCGGAGCAAAAATGGGTCTCCAGTCTGGTACCGCATCCCGTAACATCAGCTACTGGGCCACCGGCACACGCGACATGACTGGAGCCTTTGAGTACGTCAAGATTGACTTCCACTCACACGACCGCCGCCTTCGCCGCCTGACCTTGACCCAGCCGGTAAGGCTTTCATCAACCAAATGCTAGGAGATTGACATCATCATGACCCAGATCAGAAGACGAGGCATGAGTTACCAAGCTGATGTAGTGTCATCCCTTGGCAAGCGCCGCCGCAAGTCCTTCAAGTCTCTCAAGGAGGCTGAAGCATTCATACGCCTCAATGATATCTCCCAGAAATCCTACAGACCCATGGGTGGTGTCAATATGACATTTGGCCCATTTGTGGATCAGGTGTTCAACAAGCTCTGGGGTCACTCCAAAGCCCCCGAAGCACCTCGCCTCAATTGTGATGTCCTCATGGAACGTGGATACATACCATCTGACATGAGCATACCCAACATCGACAAGCACTTCATCTGGGACATGATTGCCAGGATGCAGGAAGATTGCATGTCGAACGGTACAATTAATCGGAAACTCTCTACGTTATCGGTGTTGCTAAAGGAAGCAGTTAGTCAAGATATCTTGGATACATTGCCCCTGATTGAGCGCCTCAAGGAAGGTGAGGGGCGTACCCGTGTGCTTACTGATAACGAGGAAGAACGAGCAATCCGCTGGTTTCGCCATTGTGGTCTGGCCAAGGATGAAGCCTTGTTCAACTTCTTACTGTACACCGGTTGTCGTACTGGCGAAGCCCGTAAGCTGAAGAGGGAGAACGTGGTCGACAACCATGCTCTGTTTATGTTCACCAAAAACCGCATGGATCGCCGGGTACCTCTCATACCTCAGGCATCTGAGGCGTGGCAGGTGGTCTCAAAGAGTACCAACGACAACCAGCCATTCACCTCCATAACAGAGAATGTCTTTAGGGGTCACTGGAGAAAACTCAAGGATCACCTGAAAGTACCAGATGATGACAAGCAGTTCGTGCCTCACATGCTGCGCCACACCTGTTGCACACGACTTGTGTCTGCTGGTGTCCCCCTGGCAGAGGTGATGAAGTGGATGGGCCACAAGAACATCAACACGACCATGAGGTACTCGCACCTTGCCCCTGATATCCTTAAGGGTGCGGCAGATGCACTCAACCAACGAGGAAGGATCATATGATTTATGTACACAACTGAACAGAAGGGTAGGGCGCTCAAGCTAGTTGCTGCGGTGCTCTACGCCGGGGCCATAGTGGCCTTTGGCTATGGCATGGTATTCATCATGTTATCTATGTGAACCCCTGAAGGAGGACCATATGATGAGTATGCACGACCTAATGATTGAAGATGTCCACCCAGACCTCATTGCCGGTATAGGTGGTGGGGGCATGTGGATGGCCTACACAGGGCATGAGCCTAGAGTGTGGCCTGACCCATCAATTTTATTCCAGATCGTCCACAGCCCTGATCTCAAGCGGGGAGGGATGCTGTTTGTGTTCAAACACCAACGCACAACCACCCCCTTCTGGACGGACGCAGCCACCCCTATGGGTCTCCTGTTACAATACATAGAGGAGCATCCAACCAAATGAAACTAATCACAGCCCTAAGTGACTACGGTCCTGGGGGATTACGCTGCATCTGTTGCGGCCCATCCCCCAAGAACCGCAAGGAACACCAACGTACATCCAAGCACCGGATGAACACTTATCTGGACATCGAAATGAAAGAGGAGATAGACGAACATTATGAGATGGAAACCAACGCCAACCCAGGATCTCACCAAGCCACATAGGTGGCTTGCATGGCACCCAGTGACGGATGTGTGGGGTCACATGATCTGGCTTGAGGATACCCTCAGGACACAGGTGACTGACCCCGGTTATGGGCTTCCTAAGACTTTTGAGTACCGTCCTCTTTTTTCACCCAGACCACAACGATAACGGAGTAACTACAATTATGCCTGAAACAAAAACACTAGGGAAAATCACATCATTCAAGTTTGGAATAAACGAATGGTGTATGGGATCATTCCTCACATTGTCCTGTGATGGTTGCTGTGTAAACACGAATAATGTCTACAACTGCACTAAACATACTGAGTACTCCAAGTGGACGCCTGAAGATCAAAAAGACTGGGCAGCAAAAGCCCTCATGACACTTCATGATTGGATGGAAGAAGCTCAGGTGTCAGATGTAAGTGAGATGGTAGGCATCCCAGTTGAAGTCACATGGAATGGCAACCTCATGAAATCCTGGCGCATCCTCACAGAAGTTATTTAACCTAACTCCAACGATAACGGAGAATATACAAAAACAATGATAAAACTACCAGTCCTGTTTGACGAGATCATCAAGCACGACAAGAAACGCCCAGACACGAGGGCACCCGTAGTGAACTTACGGGACTTCAGGATCTGGAGAACAGCCCGACAGAAATTAACCTGGGCTGCTGAGAAATTCATAATCAGACAACGAAGTGGAACCTAAGATGATATGTTTCAAAGATATGACATTCTGTCGCGCCAAGTGTGCCACCAAGGACTGTCACCGCCAGATCACCCCAGAGGTCACCAAGGCCGCTACCAAATGGTGGGGAAAGCCCGGTGCTCCCATGGCGGTCAGTGACTTCTCAGAGGAATGCCCTCACTACAAACGCGAGGAGGGTAAACCCGATGATGATGATGAGTAGTATACCCCGCAACGGTACTGCGGCGGCGGCGCACTATATATGGTGTCCTTGTCTAAGTCTATAGCTAGATATAGCACCGCCAATCACTCTGTATAAAATTGTATGGATGTGTGTAACCCCAAGAAATTTGAATAAATCTCAAAGTAGTTATTGCATTAAGAACCTTAAGATCTAAAAACAGGTTTAGTAAGAGATGGGGGAGGGAGGTCCATTTCTTTTACGGACAGTAAACAACAAAAGGAATGTCAAATAACATTATTTGAAATTAAATCTACAAACGGCGACAATATTCCAATAGCCACCAGACATGTTGATGCAACCACCGATTGGGATGCATGTATGCTTGGGCTATCGGTACTGGACAACAATGAGATAGATGGTGCTACCGATTTTGATGTAACAACATCTGATGATCACTGTGAGGAGTATAAATTAAATGAGTAATATACCTCACGCTCGATCAGAACTGAAGGATATCTCCGATGCCCTTTCTGGCTGTTTTTCAATACGTTATCGTAGTTATGACTACATACTACAATACATCGATGATTATGAAATGAGGTAAGATGACTGAAGAACTCTACCTGGAGCAGGTGCGCCTTGAAGAGGAGGCAAGAGGCCTGACCATACAGCGATTTATCAAAGAACACACAAAAGCTACGACCAAGTCCACCTTTGCTGAAACCACCATAGGCTCTCATTTAATCACCCAGTACCTGATGCCCCTTAGTGCTGGTATTGATGAGTGGCTTGCCAAGGCCGACAGTGGTAAGGCGGGTCCAAAGGTGTTAGCTGCAAAGCACCTGAAACTTATAGATAGCAGCACTTCTGCATTTCTATTTCTGAAGGCCTTAATCAATTCTACTGGCTACGAAACCAGCCGTACGAATGTCCCATTCACCTACCTAGCTATGTCGGGCGCTGGTCTCATTCATGATGAAATGAGGCTGCGGATGTTCGAGAATGAGCACAAAAACCTATCGCGTAAGATACACAAAGACTTCGCAGCACGGGAGCTTCCCCGACACAAGCGTGAAGAGTACATGAGGAAGACATTCACCCGACACAATCTGGAATGGTCTATATGGTCCAAAACAGATTTAATCCACATCGGTACCGTATTGTTATCCATATTTGAGAAAGTAACAGGTGACATAAAAATTGTGACACGAGGCTTCGGGCGTAAGAAGAAAGTGTGCATTGAATTTTCTGAAGGCATATACAACGCCATAAAGAACTCATCAGATGCATGTGCTCCCTTGATGTCAGTTTACCCACCAACAATAATACCACCCCGTCCTTGGACAGAGGACAGCTTGGAGAGTGGAGGATACCACTCACTGAACGTCACCCCGTACACACTGGTCAAACACGTTAGTTCAGAATACAAACAAGTCCTTCAGGAAGCTGGTAAGAGAGGCGACCTAGACAGACTACTACTAGCCATCAATGCATTACAGAACACCGCCTGGGCTATCAACTTGCCAGTAGTAGAGGCCTTGGAGTATGTCTACGCCAATGATATACCCTGCGGTAAGCTGCCTACATCATCTCTAGTGAAACCTGATGAACCCCCAGCCGCCTTGAGGGGTCTAACCAAGACTGAGATACTGGCACACCCAAAAGAGCACCCACTACGTAAAATGTTTTTTGACTACCAAGTGTACCGGTTCAAAATTCACGAGTACAACAGACGTAGTGTTGGTAAGCGCGTACTTGCTCAACGGTCCTTCCACCTTGCCCGTAAATATAGTGCTTATGATGCTATCTATTTTCCACATGATCTGGACAGCAGGGGGAGGTCTTATCCAAAGGCGTCTTGTCTAAACCCTCAAGGCCCAGACTATGTCAAAGGTTTACTGAAATTCTCTGAAGCTAAGGAGCTTGGTCAAGATGGATTGTATTGGTTAGGTGTGCATGGGGCCAACTGTTGGGGAGAAGACAAAGTCCCAATGGATGAACGAGCCGACTGGGCCGTAGGTGAAATAGAGAGAGCCACATACATTGCAATGGATCCCACCCAGGATCTCACATGGCTTAAAGCTGATAGCCCCGCCCAGTATCTCGCATGGTGTCTTGAGTGGGCTGAAGTCTGGTCAGGTGACTGCGCTCCAGAGGAGTATAGGTCTCATATCCATGTAGATCTTGATGCCACTTGTAGTGGTCTTCAGCATTTTTCAGGGATGCTTAGGGATGAAGTTGGTGGTCACCATGTCAATATGGTCCCATCCAGCACCCGGCAGGATGTATACAACGCCGTAGCCACTGCTGCTACTACCTTAGTGGAGGAAGATCTCCATGGACCTGACAGGGCTTTAGCTCAGGCGTGGCAGGAGTTTGGGATTACTCGTAAAATCTGCAAACGACCTGTGATGGTCAAACCCTATAGCGGTACTCGTACATCGTGTAGTAAGTATGTAGGCGAGGGAGTACAAGACCGCCTGATTGCAGGTGAACCCGTACCGTGGCCTAAAGATGATTTATGGGCATTTAAGGTTTATGGTTCCGATAAGATCTGGCAAGCCATACCTAGTGTCGTTGTGGCTGCTGAAGGGGCTATGAAGTGGTTATCCAAGATGTCAGTGTTGGCATCAAAATCACAACCTGAGAAACTTCGAATAGAGTGGACTACCCCTATGGGATTACCTGTGTGGGTCTCCAAGCTAAACAAGAAATCCCGGCTTATCAACACACACTTTGATGGCCGCAGATATCAGCCCAGGTTGACGTTTGCAACCGAAAAACTAGATGGTCGACAGATGGGGTCTACAGTGGCTCCTTCGTTTGTCCATAGTCTTGATGCAGCTCACATGCAAGCAACTATAAGTGCTGCCAGTACAGCTGGTATCTCATCGTTTGCAGTAGTTCACGATAGCTTTGGTGTCCACGCCTGTGAGGTCGAGAAGTTCACACATATAATTCGTGAGCAGTTCGTGAAGATGTACACCGATCATGATGTCCTGCAAGAGTTTGCGGATAGTGTTACTCCCCTGATATCCAGCAAGTATCAGGATAATATACCACCGTTACCCCCAAAGGGTTCATTGGACCTTGAGGGTATACTCAATAATGAGTTCTTTTTCTCTTAACCACTTCGATAACGGAGACTAATCAATAATGAACCATATTCTTTTTAAACCAACCATTGCCAGCGCCATAAGTGGCATCACAAAAGCCCTAAGTCAACTTGAGGCTGGCACCGAGGCCAAGGGTGTCACCCTGGCTAAACTGTTTGACCAGATTGGTGTTGCAGAAACCAAGGTTGAAGAAGCTCGTACTCGTCGTGCGGAGGCAACGTCAATCGCTAAACGCTTCAAAGATCTGGTGGAGGTGTAACAGCTATGGCTAAATTCAAAGCAGGTGATCGAGTGTCAATGAGTGCCATCCCATGCTCCACTATACCATCCGGTGCCCAAGGAACAATACTTCAGGATTATAGCTACTGCCCTTACGTGGGTTGGGATATCCCTCGTGTGGATGGGACATATTCAAAGGATGAATACCCCGGTTACTAGGGCCGTATTTGGGCTGTTGATGAAGACAAATTGGAACTCATCGAAACCCCCCAAGACACTGACTGGTTGTCGCGCCTCAAGGATCTTATCAAGGAACTCCCCAGCGGCACCACTGTGACCATAATAACTTAAGACAATCCCAACGATAACGGATAAACCCCGATTATGAAACAATCACCGTACCGCCAGAAGATCAAAGACAACACCAACTACATCACCGGATCCGTTCACTACAACAAGCGATCTTATGACAAGCAGTTCGAGATCGTTGCGGTTCTGCCCAACTCCGAAATTGAACGTCTGGGCCTACACATTGGTGGTGAGGTCGTGCTCGACATTGCCTCATCCCGCCAGGATGCCTTGGATGCCGTTAGGTTCTTCAGAGGTCACTCCCACAACAACAACAAGGATACCCACGCATAATGAATACCAATCCTATGCAACCCAACTCCCCAAGTGTCCCCGACACTCCCATCATCCCACAAGGCACACCCCTGCGAAAACGTCGATGTAAGGCGTGTGGGGAAAGCTTCTACACCCGCGAACAAGGCCGCACAGAGTGCCAGAATTGCGTGGGCGATTACAACAATGAGGACCAGCAGGACCGCGAAGCAGCCATCATCGAACGCACCACAGCTGCTCCACGCACAGAGACCCCCCAGGTCACCGAAACACCCGCACTCCCGGCTAAGTTAGCCAGACCAAAACCCTCCAAAGCGAAGTGAAACAGCTGTGATGACTTTTGAGCAACACCAATCACTAAACACTGCCTTCCCAATGTTTGATTGCACTATAGGTGTCGTCGAAATCCTTGAGGAGATGATGGTCGACGAGGATCAATGTGAAGACAGTACCTATTCAAACCTATCAGAAGAGTTTGATGGGTCATTCAGTAACTCACTCAATGCTTATTGCCTGGATCTCTGCGAAATCGTAGAGACCATAAAAAAGGGACATATCCTGAACAATGACTAAATCCACTATGATTACACTTCCAGCAGGTATTGCTGTCTTTCCAGCCCTCAACAAGCCCGACACCAAGTTCAATGATGAAGGTGTCTATAAAGCTGATGTCTTCCTGACATCCGAACAGGCCCAGCCGGTCATCGACCAGATCCAGAAGGTTGCCAACGGATGGATGGGTTATGACCTGTCAATTGCTGATGGCACCAAAAAGAAAAAGGGTAAGTTTGTCCCCAATGTTGACAACCCATGCTTCCAGCCTGAGTTCGACAAGGAGACCGGTGAGCTAACTGGTCGTGGCTTTGTCTTCAAGTGTCAGGTCAAGAACCGCATGACAAAAGAAGGCAAGCTCTGGGACCGCCGCCCAATGGTGATGGATGCCAAGAAGAACGTCATGTCCCCTGCAATTCCCATCTGGGGAGGATCCAAGATCCGGGTACAGGTCGAGGTCTATGAGTGGCTGTTTAACTCTGAGAAAGGCATCAACCTTCAGCCGGTGATTGTCCAGGTTATTGATCTCAAGACAGCTGGTGCAGCTGGTGATGCCGGTGCATTCAACGACGAAGAGGGTGGTTACGAGACCAGTGAGCCAGATACCTCTGAGTTCAACGACAGTGACGACAACAGTAGTGAAGCCCCTAACGACAGTGCGGATTACTAAACACCGCTTCCGTTCAGGGCTTGAACGCATGGTGGCCAACCAGTTATCGGGGGTTGGCCACCCATACGAGTATGAGAGCGAGAAGCTTGATTACATCGAACCTGAGAAATCCCGCAAGTACAACCCTGACTTCATCCTCACCAAAAAGGATGGCTCCAAGATGTACATCGAGAGTAAAGGGCGGTTTCTCACGAAGGACCGGCAGAAACACCTGCTGTTACGTGATCAACACGATCACGACATACGATTTGTATTTCAACGTGCCACAAACAAGATCAGCAAGACCTCCAATACCACCTACGCAAAGTGGTGTGACAGTAAGGGGTTCAAGTGGTCTGACAAGGGCATAATCCCCAAGGAATGGCTAGAAGAATAATGCCTTATGACGACGACAACACAGAAAAAGCAATCCAGACCCATCAACCCTGCCCAGACTGTGGGTCGTCTGATGCCCTGGCAATATATGCTCACCACAACTTCTGTCACTCATGTGAAAAGCGCACAAAGACAGATGGGGAAGTCACAGATAACGAAGCTCCTTCTCCTCCAGCGGTCAAAGACCTCTCACATATAACCTATTGTGACCTCACGACCAGACGTATTACCGAAGAGACATGTCGGATCTGGTCGTATGGTCGTACTGAGTGGTTTGGAGAGACAGTCCAGTGTGCTCAATACCTGGACAACAATCGACGGGTGGTGGCTCAGAAGATCCGCACCCGCGACAAAGAGTTCCCATGGAAAAACAGACCAGCCTTCAAAGGCCTGTATGGTCAGTGGCTGTGGCGTGACGGCGGCAAGCAAGTCGTGATCACTGAGGGTGAACTGGATGCACTTAGTGTCAGTCAGGTCCAGAACAATAAGTGGCCGGTCGTAAGCCTCCCAGATGGCGGTGGTACGAAAGCCCTTAAGTCCATCCAGCAAGCTATGACGTGGCTCAACAAGTTCGAGAAGATCATACTGTTCTTCGACAACGATGACCCAGGTCGCGACACAGTTGATTTGGTAAAGAAGATCCTGCCGATGGGTAAGGTCTGGATTGCCTGGACACCTGAGGGCTTCAAGGATGCATCCGACATGCTCGTGGCCTACAAAGGTAAGGAGCTTATTGATTGCCTCTGGGGTGCAAAAGAGTACCGGCCAGATGGTCTGGTCAATGGTAGTGTGATCATTGATCGCCTACTGAACCGCCCGGTAGTCCAGTCGTTTCCATACCCCGACTACATGGAAAAACTCAACTACATGACTGGCGGTGGTATCCGCATGGGTGAGTTGGACACATGGACCAGCGGTACAGGAATGGGCAAGACAACGCTCATCAAAGCACTTCAGAACCACTACTTCAACACCACCACACTCAATCAGGCGCTCATTCATCTTGAAGAACCCCTGGAGGATACCGGTGATGACTTGGTGGCCTATGAGGCAGGGAAGCGGTTCCAGATTGATGATCAGGAGTTTCGCAACAACACAGAATACCTTGAGGTGGCTGAACGTCTGTTTCTGGCCAAGGACAGTGAGGGCTACAAACGGTTTCAACTGTACGATGCCTTTGGGTCAGTTGAGGATGACAGCCTGTTTGAGATCATCAGGTACGCTGCCGTAGCTGAACACTGTCAGGTCATCTGGGTGGACCATTTGTCTATCCTGGTGTCAGACCTAGATGGCTTTGATGATGAGCGCCGAAAGATCGACAGGATCATGCACGGTCTCAAGAGCCTCACGGTTGAACTCAACATCTACATTGGTCTCATCAGCCACCTCCGTAAACCCCTAGTGAAAGGAAAGTCATTTGAAGAAGGAGCTACGCCTACCTTGGATGATCTACGTGGCAGTGGCGGTATCAAGCAGCTATCTAATGCTGTCTTTGCTATCAGCCGGGATCAGCAAGCCAACACACCTGCTGCAAGAAACACTGCTACCACCACGGTACTCAAGTGTCGCAAGACAGGCCGCACTGGTACTGCCGACTTCCTTACGTTTGAAGACACAACAGGAAGATTAATCAAAGGAACAAACCCAGCAACCTTGGCACTAGATGCCTTCGATAACGAAGAAGTCACAGGAGACTATTGATATGAAAAATGCACCACACTTCGCTAACCAAACACAATTCACCCGCACTGGTCGCCGCAACATGGTCAACCAAAAACCAACTACAACCGCAAAAATGCGGAAGGTTAAAAAGGAGAATGCACAAGTCATGAATAGTGGTGAGTGGCGCTTTCTGGGGGTACCAGTAAAATGATTATTGAAAAGCTATCAATCATAAAGATCTACAAGTTCACATGTGCCACCAAGCCATTTGAGATCACAGTCCCTCAACATCTTGAAGCTAAGTTTCAGGAGTGGATGTCAGGTAGTGTTAAGCCTGATGTGTTCCTGCAAGCCCTGTTTGATGACAATACCGCCTCTGGTGTTATAAATCTCTTTATCAAGATGGCTACTCTCTGTATGAGTGCCGGTGCCTGAGTGTCCCTTCGAACACGCTGAGTGGCTGGCAGTTGCCGCCACCAAAGACCCCAAGTTAATCCCCGAATATAAAGCAGCCACGTCAACAGCAATGAAGCTGGAGGGCGCTCCCGGCTGGAAAGGTACGAAGACTAAAATGACACAAGTTGAAAAGATCCTTGATCACATCAAGAAGAACGGCTCGATCAGCCAGCGTGAAGCCTACATTGATCACAGCATCCAGTCGTTCCACCGGAGACTAAGCGATATCCGTGAGATGGGAATTGAACTCATCGGTGTGGCCCGTGTTCACCCTGTGACTGGCCAAGAATACACACGTTACTCGCTAGTGGAGGGAGCTTAATTATGGGTATTGTATCTACAAGAGAAGAGCAAGCCGCTTCACCTACACCACAATTCCCATGCCTGATGCTGGGCCGAAATTCTGAACAGATTGTTTTGTTTAAGGCTCCGAAATGCGGCACTGTTGTTTCATCCGGTTGTTATACTGCCAACGAGGGCCGTTACTCTACTGACTGGTTAATGGAGGTGTTTGAGCCTTTCAATGGCACCTTGACACTGGAGAACAGCTAATTATGACCCGGCTGGTCTTTGATATTGAAACGGATGGTTTTCTCGAAACGATGACCACCGTGCATTCCCTCGTTATCCATGATGTGGATAGCGGGGAGACCTGGAGTTGTCATAATCATTACCCCACATCACCATTCCCTCTCAACACTATAGAATTTGGGTTACATAAGCTGATGGGTGTTGACCTGATTATTGGTCACCACATCATCGGCTTCGACATACCAGCGATCCAGAAGATCTACCCATGGTTTGAGGTGGCTGACCATGTGGTCTTTGATACCCTAGTGGCCTCCAAGCTTGTCTACCCAAACCTAATGAACATTGACCTTGGTAAGATCCGCATAAATGCATCTGCCTTAACAAACAATGAGGCTGGAAGTCACAGCCTAGCAGCCTGGGGTAAACGCCTTGGGGAGTGGAAGGGTGACTACTCAGACATGATGAAAGCCAAAGGTCTGGACCCTTGGGCCAATTGGAACCCTGAGATGCAAGAGTACTGTGGACAGGACGTTGTGGTAAACACACTGTTACTCAAAAAGATAGAAAATAAGTCCTATAGTAACAAAGCAATGAAGCTTGAGCACACTGTGGCAACTGCTATGTCACATGTTATGGGGAATGGCTTTGCGTTTAACGAGGCTGGTGGTGAGAAACTTTATGTGGATCTTGCTGGTCAACGCGAGATCATGGCCACAGATCTGCGCGACCTGTTTCCACCTTGGGTAGTAAATGATCGTGCTCCATTTGTGGCTAAGGTCAACAACAAACGCTATGGCTACGTCAAGGGCCAGACGTATCAGCGTAAGAAGACCATTATCTTCAATCCCAACTCTGGGGATCAGATTGCTGATAGGCTGACCAACAAGTATGGTTGGAAACCTCTGGAGTTGACCAATAACGGTAAACCCCGGGTCACCGATAAGATCCTTGGTGAACTCAAGTATCCTGAAGCACAGAAGCTGTCCAAGTATAAGTCACTGACCAAAGCCATCAGCATGTTAGCTGAAGGTCCAGAGGCTTGGCTGAAGCATGTCAAAAAGGATGGTCGTATCTATGGGAACATAAACTCAAATGGTACGGTGACAAGCAGAGCAACGCACAGCAAACCAAACCTTGGACAGATCCCAAAGAAGAAGGGTGCCTATGGTGATGAGTGTCGTGAGTTGTTTGGTAAACCCTACCAGCTTGGATGTGATGTCAGTGGCCTGGAGCTTCGTATGCTTGGACACTACATGGCCCCCATGGATGGTGGTAAGTATGCCCAGGAGGCCAGCTCCGGTGACATCCACACGATCAACCAAAAGGCTGCTGGATTACCCAACAGGGACATAGCCAAGACCTTTATCTATGCATTTCTGTATGGATGTGGAAACGCAAAACTTGGTGCATTTGTTGATGGTGATACCGAGGAAGGTGGCAAACTACGTAAGAGCCTATTGCGTAAACTCCCAGCCCTGAAGGGTCTCATCAAGGGCGTTAAGGCCTCTGCAAAAGAACGTGGGTTCCTATGGGGTCTTGATGGTCGCCGTATACCCACACGCACCCAGCACTCAGCCCTGAACTTCCTGTTGCAGACTGCCGGTGCTCTTTTGTGCAAGCAGTGGATCGCTGAGTTCGTGGCGCTCCTGAAGGAACACGACTATTACCAGAAGGAGGTCAAGATCGTCGCCTGGGTACACGACGAACTCCAGATGGAGATAGATGAAAGTCTCATCACAACTTGCCCTGAGACTGGTGAACACTCCTCCGTTATCGGAGAGTTGTGCATAGAAGCCATAGAACGGGCAGGGGTCTTCTTCGACCTAAAGGTTCCCATGACTGGCGAATACAAAATCGGAAACAATTGGCGTGATTGCCACTAACCCAAGGATATACAGATGACAGAAACAAAACAAGCAAAGTCGGTATCTATGCCAGCTACACCAATCGGGCAAACCTATTATTCAGTTGGTAAAAAGTTAGAGGACACTGATCATATTATAACCAACATAACTGTGTCCCGTGACATGGCCGGTAGTATGGGATGGATGGATGCTGTGAAGGTTTGGGATAATGATATCCTATTATGTGAAGGACCATTCAGTTCAGTGGAGAGTGTGCAGTATGTCTGAGATCACTCTCCCAACAGACCGCCCCTTTGAGGGTTTTGGTAAGATCAACCGAACCCACAAAGCCATGACTTGTCTCATCACTGAGAAGGTAGATGGGACCAATGCCCAGATTGTCATTGAAGACAACAAGATCATTGCAGTGGGTTCACGTAAACGATGGATATCCCCAGGTAAATCCACCGACAACTTTGGATTTGCTGGGTGGGTTCAGGACAACTACGAGGAACTGCTAAAGCTGGGTGAGGGTACTCACTTTGGTGAATGGTATGGCAGTGGCATACAGCGTGGCTATGGCTTATACAACGGTGACAAGCGGTTCGCTTTGTTTAATCGTGATCGCTACGATAACGAAGAGAGACCAGAGTGCTGTGAGGTTGTCCCATCCTTGTACCGAGGTGAGTTTAACAAGGACACTGTCAATTGTGCGCTGAGTGGTCTGGCCATGACTGGCTCATTCGTTGTTGATGACTACCCCAGCCCTGAAGGCATCATCGTGTGGCTTTATGGCCCTCGCATCTACTTAAAGGCAACATTTGATCACCCAGAAGGCAAGTGGGCAATGGAGGACGTATGAACAACACGGAGAAACAAAAGCTAACCCCAGGCTACATCGGCCTGTCCACAGACGAAGAGGGCAACGATCAGGCAATTGCTTGGGCCGGTGACGACAACTTCTTCTTCTTCCTTGTTGATCCTGAGACTGGTTGGGATCTGGAGGAGTGGAACCACAAGCAGGGATCTGATCGTAGTTTGTTTGATCTGGCTTGCCTCCTGCACGACTGGGATCCTCAGGATGTCTCTATGATGTTCTCAGGATCCTTTGATGACGTTAGTGACGAGGAGTTTTATGAAGCTATTAATTGATGCAGACATCCTTGTCTACCGTTCCACTGCCGCTGTCGAGAAGGACTGTTGTTTTGAGGAGAGATATCACATCCTCATGTCAGACCAAACTGCTGCTTGGTCGGTAGTTGAGGACACACTGTATGAACTCATGGACATTGCGTTAACATCAGATGTCCAGATGATCTTCAGTGACCCCAAGAATAACTTTCGCAAACATCTGGCCGGTAGTTACAAGAGCAACCGTAAGGGTACCCGTAAACCGCTTGCGTACTGGCACATCGTCGAGCGTCTGAAGGAGGAGCACGAACATCTCACCCTGGACAACATAGAGGCTGACGACACGCTGGGTCTTATCGCCACCAAGTACCCAAATGAGAGCATCATCTGGTCCATCGACAAAGACCTCATGCAGATCCCTGGGTATCACCTTGTTGACGATGAGATCATTGAGGTCTCCCAGATTGAGGGTGACCGTTTCTTCTGGGAACAGACATTGTCTGGAGATCCAGTGGATGGCTACAAGGGATGCCCCGGTATAGGATCTGTCAGGGCAAAGCGTATGGTTGCTGAGTTTGATAATGACCTAGATGCCTGGGATGCCATCGTTGCCACCTACAAGAAGGCTGGTAGCACAGAAGCCCTTGCCCTCTACAATGCTCGTATGGCTCGTATATTGCGCCATGGAGAATATAATAATGGGGAGGTCAAGCTTTGGACACCCAACCAGTAGTCTTCAATAAACTAAATGGTAACTGGCTCAGAGAAGATGGATCAGTAGCTATGCGCCCAATCCATTACTTTAATGATGATAACAGAAAGGGGTGGTGGGAAGATGCTGATCCTACGACCAAGCCTAAACAAGTAGGTGGATCCCACTACACCAGCATGAAGATACAGCCTATCGAGTTTATTGTGGCCAACAACCTTGAGTATCGCGTAGCCAACGTAGTGAAATATGCGTGTCGTCACGGTTCCAAGAATGGTCGTGAAGACATCGATAAGGCCATTCATTATCTGGAAATGATACGGGAAACAGACTATCCCACCAAAACAGTCGTTTAACTAACAGATACAGCAACTTAATCCTATTGTGGCCTATAGTTGCTGTATTATGACTGCATACTACATAAGCCAACGGTAATAAACCTTATGGAACAGCTACTAAACAGAACCAACGATGTCGTTGAGCCAAATGTCTCTAATGAACTTATTGACTGGCTTGATAAGACATTTAACTTAACGAACTTCAGATCCGCAGAAACCTTAGATGCCCTCAATCGGCTTCAAGGTCAACAGGAGGTCATTGACCACTTGAAGTCACTTAATGCCCACCAGAACCGTGAGCATAATACCACGTAACCTAACGGACACTTTATCATATTATGTGTATATTTGGAAGTGATGAGCCAGAGCCATTCGTACCTGACAGTCCTCCTGATGTCTTAACTCAGGAAAGCCCCAAAAAGAAGACTGCAAACACCAACAAAGCTAATTCACTTTCGATTGGCTCCAAACGCTATCGTTCAAGCCCCACTGATACATCCAACGCAGGATACCCTAGCGTAACCTAAGAAGGATCCCCCAGGCTTTGAAAGATAACCCCAGTCAGGCCTACATGGTCTTACCGGGTACTGAAGACGTAACCTCCACGTATGAGAGACTATCAGTTGAGAGGCAAGAGGTTCTGGATAGAGCGCGAGACAATGCGCTTTACACCATACCAGCCCTAGTGCCACCTGAGGGACATTCCCCCGGCCAACGATTATACATCCCATACCAGTCCATCGGCAGCTTTGGCGTCAATTCCCTGACAGCCAAGCTAGTCAGCACACTGCTCCCCGCCAACAACCCTGTGTTCCGCTTCTCTGTCTCAGACGAAGTAGTGGAGGAATTGACATCTGATCCTAAACAAAGATCTGGTGTCGACAAGAAGTTGAACGAGATCGAACGCAGTGTGATGGATGAGATAGAGCGTCTTAGTATTCGCGCATCCCTCACAGAAGGCATTAAGCAGCTATTGGTAGCTGGTAATGTCCTGTTGTATTTACCCAAAACCGGTGGCCTCAAGATGTTTCGCCTGGACCGTTATGTTGTCCAGAGAGATTTTGAGGGTAACATCCTACGGGTAATCATCAAGGAAACTGTGGCTCGTGAAGCCCTTCCTATTGATGTCCAAGAGATCCTTACTGCTCGTGACAGTTTACCATCAGATACCCCAAGCACACCAGACAGTGACGAGACTGATACCCGCGAAGTAGATGTCTACACAGTGTTCAACCGCAAGGGTGATCGCATCCATACATTTCAGTGGATCAAAGGCTTTAAGCTTCCCAGATCGATGGGAGAGTGGCCTTTAGACAAGTCACCCATTATGGCCCTGAGGCTAAACTATCTTCATGACGAAGACTACGGACGGGCTTACATCGATGAGTACATCGGTGACCTGACCGCTGTTGAGAAGATGTCTCAAAACATCCGCGAGGGTGTGGCAGCAATGACCAAGATCAACCCCATGGTGAACCCCACTGGTCTAACCAGATCAGAGGATGTCGCCAAGGCTGAGAACCTTGAGATCATTGCAGGTCGTAAAGAAGACGTGACGATGTTGCAGTTCGAGAAACAGGCAGACCTAAAGTTCGCCGGTGAGTTTCTCAACACCATAATCAGCCGCCTTCAAACGGCATTCCTGATGAACAAGTCTGCCCAGCGTGATGCTGAACGAGTGACAGCTGAAGAATTCAGGTCAGTAATTAAGGATATTGATGATACCCTTGGTGGTATCTACACCCTCCTGGCAAACGACCTTCAGACACCCTTGGTTAAGCGTATTCTCTATCGTATGGAGAAACAAAAGCGCATCCCAAGGATCTCAGCCCTTAAAGGTGCTGATGGTAAGCCGGTGGCTGAACCTACTGTCATCACAGGTATCGAAGCCCTTGGGCGTGGTCACGACTACAACAAGTACCGCACATTCATGCAGGAGATCATACTTCCCATCAAGGAAGTGGCCACTGCAGAGATCAACATACCCGACTTCATCAAACGTGCTGCAATTAGTTTGTCAATTGACACTGATGGTCTCCTCAAGACTGAGGAAGACAAGGCAGCTGACAAGCAGAAACTCATCGCTGAACAACAGCAAAACAGTCAGCTTCAAATGATGCAAGACGTGGTTAAGGGTGCTGTACCAGCTGTCGCTAAGGCGGGAGCTGATGGTATCGCCCAGCAACTAGTACAACAGCAAGAAGGGGCAGCCTAATGGCATTGTCTAAATTCGGGGCAGCATTTCGTGCTGCTCGTAAGGCCGGTAAGAAGGTATTTACTTGGAACGGTAAACGTTACAACACACGACTTAAGGGTGAGGGTAAGACGAAGAAGTCTCCCAACATCAAGGGTAAGGTGCCACTACCTCGTAGTAAACCAGCTAAGGCTAAGACTACAAACCGTGCAAACATTGGGCGTCCTAAAGCACCTAAGGCATCTAATAAGGTTCCTAAAAAGGGGGCAACCTCAAAGGTAGCTACACGAGCCAACATTGGGCGTCCTAAAGCACCTAAGGCTACCTCAGGATCCTCAAGTACTGGTGGTAACACTGTGACCACACGAGCTAACATCGGTAACCGAAAGCCTCCAGTTAAGAAGGTACCGTTACCTCGCCGTAAACCTAAGAAGACTGTTGCAGCAAAGAGTGCATCATTCAAGGTCAACAAGCCCCTTAGTAACTTTGATGACCAAGGTAACTTCAAGAAGTCTAAAACGACTGTGAAGAAGGTACCATCACCTCGTCGCAAACCTAAGAAGACGGTGGCAGCAAAGAGTGCATCATTCAAGGTCAATAAGCCCCTTAGTAACTTTGATGACCAAGGTAACTTCAAGAAGCCCAAAACTCCTAAAAAGAAGAAGAAGCGTAATACAGGTAACTTCCTGAATAGACTTCTAGGCTTCTAATAACCACAAATAGAGAGAACACAACAAACTATGTCAAATCAGTTTGAAGAAGTAGTAATTGAAGGCGGGGAAAACCCCGGTCCTTCTATTGAAGAAAGTCATGATGCCCTTGTCAAAGAGGGTATCCTGGCTGCTGAAGGTGACGGTGCCATTACTGAGCAAGTGGACACCGAAACATCACTCGATAAGTTCCGAGATCCTGAAACTGGAGAACTGGACTATGAAGCACTTGAGAAGTCATACCTGGAACTTGAACGTAAACAGTCTGGGAATGATGAAGGTGATGAGTATATTGAGGGCGATGATGATGTCGACGACCTGGATCCTGATGACTACGAAGTCCAGGACATCCAAGAAGATCCATCCGATGAAGATAAACAGTTTGCTGAAGAAGCCACGAAACGTGCAGGTCTTGATCTAAACTCAGTGTCGGAGGAGTGGCGTGACAATGGCGGTGAGCTGTCTGCTGAGACCTTTGAGGCTCTTGAAGATGTCGGGTATCCTCGTGAAGCTGTGGAAACCTATATCGCCGGGTTAACCTCAGGTATGGCCAAGGTTGCTGGAGAGGCTCACGCCATCACTGGTGGACCTGATGGTTACAATGAGATGACTGAGTGGGCTGCTGAGAACCTCAATAAAGAGGAAGTTAAGGCCTATGATGCTGCCGTTAAATCTGGCAACCGCGCCACTACCCTCCAGGCAGTACGAGGCATGTATGCCCAGTATTTTGATGCCACGGATGATGGTGTCAATGAGCCTGATGAAGAGGTAGATGCCCGTAACTCAAATGCAAGTGGTTCTGTCTACGAACACATGGATGACTACATGGCTGACATGAACAATCCTCTTTATGAAACCAGCGAGACCTACCGTCACAAGGTGATGCTCAAGCTGGATCGGAGTAACATCTAGTGGACAACACTTATGATTTTAGTGAGGCCTTAGACTTTCTCAAAGATGGTCTCAAGGTTCGCCGCGAAGGTTGGAATGGTAATAACATGTTCTTGTTTCTGGTACAGGGGTCTACCTTCACAGTCGACCGTGAACCACTGGTGTCTATTTTAGGTAAGGGTACAGCAGTCAATTACCATGCCCATATTGATATAAGAACAACCACAGGTGAAATTGTACCTTGGACTGCCAGTCAAGCAGACCTTCTATCAGAAGATTGGCTCGTAGCTGGTCGATTTACGCCCATATAGAGCATTAGATAACAAGAAAAGAGACCTCCTATAATGACTAAATTAGTAACTGCCACTTCCCAGAAATTCAAACCGGGAAAGTACCTACTGGCTGTCAACAGCGCAGGTGCTGGCACACTAGCTGCCACCCTCAACAGCGCAGGTGCTGGCACACTAGCTGCCACCATCACGGTTGAGGGTGTTGGGCCTATTGCCCACAGTGACTTCAGTGTAACCAACGTGGACGCTTATGCCACAGTGGACCTCCCTGAATGTACGGTTATCCCAACGATCACTGGGGACGTCACGGCCTCCCTGGCCCTGATTAGCTGACAACACTATTATGCCTAAAAACCGTAATTACTCCAAGGAGTACAAAGCCTCTCGTCGACCTGATCGTCGCCTGGACAACATAATGCGTAAACGCGCTCGTCGTAAGGTGATCGGAATTAAGGGCAAGGCTGCTGTCAAGGGAATGGAAGTGGATCACAAGAACATGAACCCACGAAACAACTCCCTCAACAACCTCAGCATTATGTCACGTAGTGCCAACCGCAAGAAACAACCCAAGAGAAAATAACCACATGTCAAACAAATCAACCGATGTCGATTACAAGCGAGAGCTTGAGACATCCAAGCGTCACATCAAGATGCTTAAGGCCCAGGTAAAGGATCTTGAGAAGTCTCTCTCCGAGATGGAAGATGCGCGTAACAGCGCGGAAGCTAATGGCGAAGAAGAGATGCAATCACAGATCTCTGAGTAATGTGACTTGTATGGCACCTTAAGTCCTTTTATGGGCTTTAATGGTCACTTTAAGTCACTATAAATTCCCCCATAATGAAGCATAATGGAAGTTAAGGAAATGGAAAATGATCCCGGCTTTGCCGAAGACCCAAAAGAAACATGGCTTGATAGGCAAATCAAACTAGCTCAAAGAAATCTTAAGGATCGCCACCCCAGCATTCGCAGCCCGTTTATATCTGACGAAGGCCATGGCGGTTGATATGACAGCTACATACATAATATGGGGCCTAATTTGGATTTCATCATGGGTCTGCCTATTGGAAGTTGTTCGAGATGGGACTTTTGAGATCACTGACGAGTATGGCATGTTTTTACGTGTCTTGGCGTGGGTGGCGGTGTTGACACTGGCACCACTGTGGGCTGTTTTCTACTTATACATATGGCTCACCCGTTTTAATGGGCATTGATAGGGATTACGATCCCAGGATTGCACCATTATGATATTCCCTGAGTACCTGTGATTACTGATCAGGAGTATGGCTCAGATGAGGGGCTGCAACCTCCGGGGTGTGGCTCCGTTCACAGCGTTGCATTGTTCTCAATGTGACAACCTCAGCACCAAATGTGTGACTGGGGATTTATATGTCCAGCCCCACTGCACAGTAATGTGTACGGGTTGGATTTCAACCGCGTAGGGGCTATCTTGGCCCTGACTTCAGAGGCTTTGGCACTGTCAATACTCAGTGTAGTCTCTGACTTAATCCCCATCGGTAGCTTGCTATCGGTCCTGCTCCGGTCTACGGGTCAGAGTTCCCAATACAAAACTTAGAAAGATCTGGTTTGATCGCTAGTGACCTATTTTACAAAGGTTGGGACAATTTAATTAAGACCATGTAGCTCAAATGGTAGAGCGCCCAAATGATAAATGGGAGGTCGTCGGTTCAATTCCCTCCGTGGTCACTTATTCCAAAGAACAAGAAGTACATCCTTGATATCACCGCTCCTCTTTAGGAGGGCGATTATGTACATAAATCATAAATACACAACTACGATTTCAACAACTCAAAACTTGCAAGTAATTATCTGGCCCCTTCGGGGATAACCTCAAATGAACCCCATGTTTCGACTGCGAGATCTCCTACGAAGCCTCGTGGCTTCTATTTGATTTACTTTGGAAACTTACAACAACATGGCACAAATTTCTGCCACCAATGCCGGTATTGTTGCCGGTCCGTCCATTTCGGACGCACTATTTCTCAAAGTTTTCTCTGGTGAGACCCTAAAATCTTTCAACACTAAAACTGTTTGGAAGGGTCGCCATCGTGAGAAGACCATCAATTCTGGTCGTTCTGCCCAGTTCCCTGCCATCGGCAAGGCTGCTGCTGAATACCACACTCCCGGTTACTGGATCAACGGACAGGCTATCAACGCTGGTGAGAAAACAATCACCATTGATGACATGCTGATCTCCTCTGCATTTGTATCCAACTTCGAAGAAGCCATGAAGCATTACGAGACCCGCTCTGAATATGCATTTCAGATTGGTGATGCGCTTGCCCAGGCATACGACCAGCAGCTGTTTGCTCTGGCTGTTAAAGCCTGTGTGGCCGGTGAGACTGGCGCTGTTGCTGAGATGGGTGCCGCTACCCGCGATGCCCTTGGTGCTGCTCCTACGATCACCAACATCATCGATGCTATCTTCAATTCTGCTGCCTACTTTGACAGCACAAATATCCCTGCCTCCGACCGGAGTGTCTACCTAACACCTACGGTCTACTGGGATATCATCCAAGATGGCTCTATGTTGGATCGTGACTTCGGTAACAACAACGGCTCTCAGTCTGGCGGTAACGTCTTCAACGTGGCTGGTATGGAACTCATTCCTACCAACAACCTTGCACTGAACTTCGGTACCGCAACCCTTTCTGGTCAACAGGATGGGTCGGCTACTACTGACTATGATGTCAACGCCTCCACGGCTGTTGCTCTCGTAGCTCAGAAGCAAGCCCTTGGTACCGTTAAGCTCATGGAAATGTCCACTGAGAAAGAGTACCAGCTGGGCCGTCAGGGTACGCTCATGGTCAGCAAGTACGCTTGTGGTCATGACGTGCTGCGCCCTGAGTGCATGCGTCTGTTGGATGGTGCTGTCTAACCACAGCCCCTATTCCTCCTAACTCAATCGGGGAGATCAGCATTAAGTTGGTCTCCCCTTTTTGCCATTTATGAAACCCAAGGTTAACATTTAATTTTATGTCCCACACACCATTACCCCTAACCGAAGTATCAGCTGTCAACATCATGCTGAAGAACCTTGGGGAAACGCCGGTTAACACCTTAACAGGAAGTATCCCTACTGAGGCCTCCCAAGCTCAAGCAGTTCTGTCTGACATCCAGTTAGAAGTGCTGAAGAAAGGCTGGTTTTTCAACACTGAGTATTTCTCCCTTGCCCCTGATGTCAACGGGTTCATTTATTTACCCGCCAACACCCTCCAGGTACGCACTGAGGGCGCTGATCGTCGAACTCCTGTGTCCCAACGAGGCAACCGCCTGTACAACATGACACCATTTGAACATGGGTTTGTCTGGACTGGTAATGTCAAAGTCAGGCTTGTGTTGGGTATCACCTTTGAAGACCTCCCACAGACTGCCAGATCGTACATTGCCCTCAGGGCTGCACGAGTATTCCAGATCCAAGAGCTTGGTGATGAAATAAACTCACGCGATGACATCACCGATGAAAGCACGGCTTTGTCCGAACTAATTCAGGAGCAGAACCGCATGGCTCCCTTCTCCCTTAAAGATAGTAACTCCGTCAAGTCTGCCCTCTCGCAGATACCCGTTGAGAACTATTACTACCAGTAGAACACACGAGGTGTCTTGATGGCCGCAATTGCCGGTAGCATCCCCAACCTTATTGGTGGGGTGTCTCAACAGCCTATGGACATCCGTCCAATCAACACAGCTGCCCTCCTAGATAACGTATGGTTATCTCCAAGCCTTGGTATGATGACCAGACCTAACTCTGAGCACATCAATGCTATCGCAGGTGGTCTAGGCGCTGACGATTTCGTGGCCCAGCACAGTATCGACAAACCAACCGGCACTTACATAGTCACTGTGAACAACGGTGCAGTTAGGGTGATAAACTCAGACACCGGTGTCGTACAGACTGTCAATATTGTAGGTGCTGCAGCAACGTACCTGAACTCAGGATCTGATGCTCGTGACCTGGGGTTTGTGACCGTGGGCGACACCACCTTCATATACAACAAAAGCGTGACAGTAGCATCTTCTCTCACAACTGAGAGTGGACTGACTGGAGCCACTGAAGACAGCGTTGTTCGCCTGAACCCCAACCGCTATTCCACCCTGTGGCTCAAACAACGCCTGTCAGGTACCAACCACTATGCTGCGTACATCAATGGTACGCAAGAAGCCCTCCATACAACAAGCACCAATAGCCCTGATGTGATCTCTGCTGACCTAAAGACACAACTGGACGCCAGTGGTGCAATTGACAGCAGCTTGAAGATATCCGCAACCGTCAACAGCATTCAGCTCAAGCTGGAAGCAGATTGGTTGGCAGTAGATGGTCCTACCGGTGACAGCTCCATGATCGCCTTCAATGACAAGATTAATGAGTTTGCTGACATAACCAACATGGACCGATCTGGTCGCCTTGTGTTGGTCGAGCAGAGTGACACCGAGGACCAGGATGATTACTGGGTCTGGTTCAAATCTGGTGAATGGCAAGAGACAACAGGATGGGGCAGCATCGAGACTATAACTGTGAACACCATGCCCATCATCCTTGTCGACAACCTGGATGGAACCTTCGATCTCAAGGAAACTGTATGGCCCGGGAGAACTGTTGGAGACACTGACAGCAACCCATCACCTACGTTCATTGGCAACAAGATAAACAACATGTTCATCTACAAAGGACGTATGGTCATTCTGTCTGATGAGAACTTTATTGCCAGTCGGGTAGGGGAGTTCGAGAACTACTTCCGCGCCACCTGTCAGCAGTTACTTGATGATGATCCCATAGACATCGCTTCTCCTGAGAGTTCAGGAGCACCTATGGTCCACGCCCACCCGTTCAACAATGAGATGTTGTTGTTCAGCCAGTTCAAGCAATTTGAGCTTAAGGGTGACAGTGAGGGGCTATTATCCCCAAACACAGTCAACATCAAGCCTGTGAATAATTACAATACGTCCATCACCGTATCCCCTGTGGTTGTCGGACCTAACATCATATTTGTTGATGATCTTGGTAACACCAACTTCAGTGGTCTGCTTGAGTATCAGGTAGAACGAGTGTTTGGACAGCAGGTGGCCCTATCGATAACTGATGGTGCTCCTGAGTACATCCCATCGGGTGTCTACAAGATCGTAAACAGCACCACCGACAACCTACTTGTGGTGGCCACAGAGGGTGAGAGATCATCCTTGTTCGTGTATCACTACTACTGGAACTCCAGTGGTAAGGTCCAGGCAGCTTGGTCGAGGTGGACATTTGATGGTGACATCTACAACATCGACTTTGAAGGTGACAAACTCCTGATAACGATGAACTACCAAGGTAGCCTCAGGTTACTCAGCATGAAGTTTCATCTAAATGTGGATCAGGTCATTACTGATGACAGTGTGATGTTGGACTTCAGAGAGCACTCAGACAATATGACTGTGGCTTTTGTGTCTCCTAACACCACCGTGACGGTGCCATATGACCCTGAAAGTTCTAAGGTCATACTGGTGGTCTCCCCACTGGACACCTCTGGTATTCTGCCTCCTGGCACCCAGTTGTTTCCAGATAATGTGGCCTCCGATGTGTTGACATTCAATGATGTTGATTTAACCACCGTCGATCTGTTTGTGGGAAACCCTATAAACACAGAGTGGGCAATGAACACCATATATAACCGTGATGACAAAAGTGTTCCTATTCAGGATGGGCGTCTGCAGATGCGGGGGTTGTCGTTCCTATACAGCAACACAGCTAACTTCAGTGTGGAGGTAGCCGCAGTATCTAGACCTACAGTTATCGCTAAGTTCACCGGGATCACAATTGGATCCCCAGGTAACCCATTGGGAGCTATGACACTCGACAGTGGTGAGTTCAGAGTGGCTGCATATGGTCAGAACGAGGGTATAACAATTACTGTTAAGTCTATATCACCATGGCGCACTCGATTAACATCAGTCGAGTGG